ATCAAAATCTAAAGGAAACACCATGGGTAAGCAAGTATATCGTCCTAGTGCTAGAGCTCTAGCCATTCATGACGACTTGGAAAAGTTCTTGGACTTCTGCGTAGAGTATGGCTATCGTTTCAACGAAGGCGATCTTTACAATTTCAAGAGCTATGCCTGGCAACAGTACAACAAATTCATTCAAGGCAAAAATGCCAAGAACATGTGGTTTGAAGACGGTCGCCGATTCGCAGGATACAGATAATCATGCGCCGACTCTTTTACATGGGCCTCGAACCCTACGAAGGCCGCTACACCCTACAACTACAACAATGGAACGAAGCTGTGTTCAAGCGTCGTGGTATTGACTATGTTGTAGTTCCTGGTTCAACCATCGACAATACCAAATCTATATCTGTTGGACAAGTGTTAGATGCACATGGTCGCAGTTATTTTGGCATGAGTCAAATGATGAATCTAGTACAAATGATGCGCAATGGCGAATGCTCCGGCGAGGATGTTGTGTACTTTGAGGACATGTTCCAACCTGGTATTGAATCATTGCCTTACATCATGGATCAAATTCCAGCAGAGCAAAGACCACGTGTGTATGTACGCTGTCTAGCACAGGCCATTGATCCAGATGACTTTGTGCATGTATGGGGTATGAGCAAGTGGATGAGCTTGTATGAACAAATGGTCAATGAGTTTGTGACGGGTGTGTTGGCTACCAATGAAGAAATGGTTGCTCACATGCGTATCGCCAATTGGTCAGCTCCTATCTATAATATTAGTGGATTAGCATTTGGCAAAGAAGAAGTACGCAATCGCGTGAACAATCAAATTAAACCTTGGAGTGAGCGCAAAGATCGAATCTTCTTTGCTGCACGTTTTGATCAAGAGAAACAACCAGACTTTTACATGGACTTGATTGAACGTGTCAAAGCCACTGAGTGGGGCCGAGACTATGAGTTTGCTGTGTTCTCAGGTGGTCCATTGCGTAGCAACAACCAACGCTATTTGGATCGTGCTCATGCACTGGCAGCACAAGGCAAACTTGAGATCTACAAGGATCTAAAGAAAGATCAGTATTATGATCTAGTCAACAACTCCAAGTTGATCTTTAACTGTGCTTTGCAAGACTGGGTATCAAACACTGTGAGTGAAGCAGATGCCCTGGGTTGTAATGTATTGTATCCAGCATATAGAAGTTTCCCAGAAACATTTGCTAATGATCATGAGCGTATGTATGTGCCTTGGTCAATGGATGATGCTGTGAACAAACTACAGACATTGATGCAAGCACCACATCCTAGCATGGGATTGATTAGTGATTGGAACAATGGCACTATTGATCGTATCTGTGATATCATTGAAGGTTCTGGCGAACAGTGGAACAGAGCAGGCAATCGCTATAGAGACCATGTAGCAGAGGCCAAATACTGATGCGTGTACTAGTCACAGGAGCCAGTGGATACATTGGCGGACAAACTGTATTACAACTTCTTGATCAAGGGCACGAAGTGTTTGGCATTGATCGAAACCCATTGCCTGCCAATCTAAACTGTTTGAAAAACTTTTTACAAGCAGACTTTGCATCCGATGATGCATTGAATTGGATGGCCCAACATCGTGTGGGTGCCGTTATACATTGTGCTGGTACCAGTTTGGTTGGACCCAGTATTGCCAATCCAGCAGAGTACTATGACAACAACTTTGTCAAGACCAAAACACTGTTGGATTTTCTATTGACCTTTGAACAGCGTCCTAGGTTTATATTTTCAAGTTCGGCTGCTACATATGGCAATCCTATTATAACTCCAGTCAGCGAAGTTGATCCCACAGATCCAATCAGTCCTTATGGTCAAAGCAAGCTCATGATTGACTGGATGTTGCAAAGTTATCATCGTGCATATGGTTTAGACTATGTGAGCTTTAGATACTTCAATGCCTGCGGTGCAGATCCTCAAGCCAGACATGGACAAGCACCTGGTGCCACACATATCATTGCTAGAGTTTTAGAATCCATGCGTGATCGTTGTGCTTTTACTTTGTATGGAACCAAATATCCCACTGATGATGGCACCTGTGTTCGAGATTACATTCACGTGGCTGATTTGGCCAATGCTCACATTGCCGCAATGGATCTAGATGTTCCAGCAGACATCTACAACTTGGGCACAGATACCGGAACCAGCAACGCACAGATCATTGACACAGCCAGAGCCATAACCGGGCGACAAATAGAAGTTCAAGTAGGAGAACCCAGAGAAGGAGATCCTGCTATACTCACAGCTGATGCCAAAAAATTCATGGGTGTGAGTGCTTGGAGACCTGAATACAATCTTGCAAACATCATTGGTCATGCCTGGGCCTGGTACACACGATGAGTTTTCAACCCATATTTGATTTTGAACGAGCATTGGCCGAGTACACAGGTGCTCCCTATGCTGTGATGACTGATTGTTGTACACATGCCATTGAGCTGTGCCTGCGTTGGGATCGAGTGCGTCATTGTGTGTTCACACCATATACCTATCTCTCTGTGCCAATGACCATGCACAAGCTGGGCATTGAATATTCATATTCAGATGAAGAACGTCAAACATGGGTAGGTGAGTATCAGTTCATTGGCACACGCATTTGGGATTCGGCACGTAGACTCGAAAGAAACATGTATCGATCTGGAACTCTCCAATGTTTGAGTTTTGGTAGAACCAAGCCTTTACAAATAGGACGTGGTGGTGCTATACTAACTGACGACGTGGAGATTTATGATCAACTCAGCCAGCAACGCTATGACGGCAGAGAATTAGCAATCACACCATGGCAAGAACAACAGATATTCAAAGTAGGCTATCATTATAAACCCACAACAGAAGAAGCAGAACTTGGACTTAAATTATTACCAACCGTTAACGAAAAACCTAAGTATGTTGCATACCCTGATTGTAGAACTATTACAATTACGGACTGACATCCTCGTCACTAACTCGGAGAAATTAAATGACAGACAAAAGTAAAAATCTAGCAGAAGTAATTCGTGCAAACATGAAAAAAGAAGGCAAGCGATTCTGGGCCGGAGACAACATCAGCGACTATGTTGATGGTCCTGGTATCAAAGATCAGTTGATTGACGAAGCTACCGAAGCATTTGAACAAGTATTAGACACACTATTAATCGACAGAGAAAATGACCCAAACTCAAAAGGAACAGCAAGACGACTTGCTAAAATGTACTACAATGAAATCATGGCCGGCCGCTATGAATCTGCTCCGGACGCTACAGCATTTCCAAATGATTCATCCGACAGATATGAAGGCATGCTTGTGGTACGTAGCGAGTTGCGCAGTATGTGTAGTCATCACCATCAGCCTGTGTCAGGTGTTGCCTACATCGGTATCATTGCCGCTAACAAACTGATCGGTCTTAGCAAGTACACTCGTATTGCTCAGTGGTGTGCTCGACGTGGCACGCTACAAGAAGAATTATGCAATGACATTGCCAGAGAAATTCGCAAGGCTACAGATTCAGAAAACGTGGGTGTTTACATTCAAGCCACACATGGCTGTTGTGAAAATCGTGGCATCATGGCGCATAGTTCATTGACACAAACCACAGTATTAACTGGTGTATTTAAAACAGATCCAGCAGTTAAAAAGGAATTTATGGACAATATCAAGCTGCAACAAGAGTTTGCGCCCAGATAATCTCTTATAAATCAACGACTTAGCAGTAGTTGACCAGAAAACCCAGACTAGTTATAATGTTATTTGTTATTAACTAGTATTGGGTTTTTCTATGAAGTTTCGTAGAACTGTTTTAGCAGTATCTGTATCTTCAGCAATTGCCACATTATCAGCTTGCGGTGGTGGAGGTGGTGGTTCAGGGGCCATGGGTGGCGGTGGCTCCAATCAAACATATATCAACCGCCAGGTTCCGTTTTATACTCCCCAAAAAATCGATGTGGTTCGTCCACTGGACAGTACCACTTATCGAACTCCAGTCACTGGAATCTTTACCAAAGATCTCAACCGAGACTCAGTGGACGAGGTGGTGGTTTCTGCTGTGGGTTTTAGTGCTCCTACAGATCCTCACTACAATGCCAATTTACAGATTTTTGGATTCAATACCGGAACTTTCCGCAATGAAACCACAACTTGGTTGCCCAATGGTATCAATAACTATGCCGGTGGTACAACTGTAAAATTTGGAGATTTCAACAACGATGGGCACATGGATATGTTTGTGCCTTCATTTACAGACAAGGAATACTTTAGACCCAGTGCAGTATTCCTTAACACTGGCAATAACAGATTTACCAGAACCGATCTTAATTTTGGTGATATCGGTCCTCACGACAGTATCGTGACTGATCTCAACGGCGACGGATATGCTGATATCTTGTTGACCGACATTAACCGTATGCGACCAGCTGTGGCATTTGGTTCCGCATCAGGAACGTTTACTATCTTCCGCAGTGACGTGTTGGGCGGCGGTGCTGGAGTCAGCGTAGCTGATTACCTTGGCAACGGTACCAAGACTATTGTGCTTACTGATGCTGCCGGAACAGGTAATCAAGACACCAAATTGTATAGCTGGGCTACAGTCAATGACAAATTGGTATTGACAGAAATAGCAACTTTGCCCGCTGATCGTTTTTATCTACCAAAGTGGGATTCTGTGAGAGCAGGAACAACCATTGCTCCTCACGCTGTGCGTAATATAACCATGGACTTCAATCGAGATGGTAAACCTGACGTTGTGGTGTTTTCAACCTTGCCAAAAAATGGCAACACTCATGGCTACAGCGAAGTTCAGTTTTTACGCAACAACGGCAATGGATCATTTACGGATGTCACTGATTCAGTATTGACCAACTACAATACCAACAAAACCACTAGTTATCAACCACAATTACTGGACGTCAACAACGACGGACTGGTGGATATTTTGATCACGGCTGTGGACTACACCGGACAGCAAAGCAACTCTGTGTTATTGAATACTACCGAAGGCAAGTTTGTTGAAAGCTATACTTCAGTGTTGCAAAGTTTTGCCAGTCAAATTCAAACCATGTCGGGCACTGGTGGTAATGTTCAAAATATTGCCATTGTGGCAGGGCCCGACAACAAAAGATATTTGTTCAGTGGTGTAGAATACAATGACAACGGTGTGTCTAAGATTGCCATGTACCTGGCTTTGATTGGGCCTACCGGAACTACCACTGCCGCGGCCACTATCAACAATATACAACAGGCATGGCCCTGGATGAGTTCAGCTGAAGCAAATGCTACATTGAGTCAAAGTATTGCTCAGTGGATTGATGGTATACCGGTATTGGAATTTGATCGTATTTTTAGTCCTATTGGTGGCTTGGGTATCAGTCTAAATGGACGCAAAGGCACAAGGTCTTCCATTGTTGGATTTGTCAATATTCCAGGATTTGATTCTCGAAGCCTGCAGAACATAACCGCAGTGGATGGACTTGGCAGAAACTTCAGTGTAAACTTGTCCAAAATGTCATCAGGAGATGTCAATCATCGATTGCAACCGTTGACCATGGTCAGTGGGCATACTCCACGCAACAGTTGGGTCAGCAAGTTTACCATGCAAGAAGAACAAACCAACAATGGTCTTAGTTATAGCGGTGGTGGCAACAACTACAGCATTGGTGCTGATACCAGTTATCTCAATCCTAACTCTAACTTGATTTGGAGAGTTAGTCACAGTGTGACTCCGATGAGTCCTTGGTTGGCTATGTCTGGAGTCTGGGGAGAAGTTCGATCCAGCAACAACTTTGAGTTGTCAATGGTTGCACTGCATGACAATTTTTGGTCACAAACTGGTGTGATAAATTCAACCACAAGCATCAATCCAGGCATGGTTAGAAACATAACACCAATAACTAGCCTATACAATATCAGCGGTTGGACCAATCAAGGATTCACTGTATATGGTGGAGTTAAACCTTACATTGTTGGCGGCACTGTAGAAATGACTTTGCCGGACAGGGTTGACAATCAAGGAAATATGTATTATAATCAACACAAGTCTCGAATCAAAAATCAATTAACTGGATTTGGTGGAGTAAGTTATAGTCTACAACATCGAGAACACAGTTTTTCAAGTGGTGCAATTTTTGATGCTCGAGGACAAACAGCTCTAACACTAAACTATCAGGTAAAATTTTAATGCCACGTAAAGAATGTATATTTGAAACACAGCCCGATTTGATTGAGGATAGCACTGCACCTTGGGATCAAGTATTAAGTGAAGATTATCATGTCAAGGTATTTGAAGATCGGTATCCATGCACACCCGGACACCTATTGTTTGTTCCCAAGTTCAATACCTTTGGTGTACTAACAGATGCATTTGAAGATGCTGTGCGTTATGGCAAGAAAATGGTCGAGTCTGGTGAGTGGGATGGATTCAACATTGGCATGAACTACGGTGAGGCAGCTGGCCAAACAGTGGGCTGGCCACACATACATGTGATTCCTAGACGCCGGGGTGATGTAGCTGATCCAGTGGGCGGTGTGCGTAATACAATCCCAGGAAAAGGAAATTATAAAAAATGATTGCTCTCACAGCCTTAATGTGTGCTTTACTTGGTTATCAAATAACCATGCCAGCAGTTGACAATGCCAAGTATACATTTACTGTGTACGAAGGACAAATTATTCGTATGAACACCCAAAACGGAAGTTTTGAAAAGTGTGATAAAGAATTAAAATGTCAACCCACTGTTGACAACAATAAATAAATGCTTCAACAACAGCGGCCTTTCTGGCATTCAACCCGCTATACAAATTCTGCAAGCCTATGCTATAATCTAACATAGGAGAAAAAATAATGGCAAAATATCTATCAACAAAAACCTACGGTAATGACCGCGGCTTATCATGCTGTTTCCGTCAATGGCGCTCAACACATAGTCACTGCTCATTGCTACATGGATACTCAATTGGTATCAAACTAATTTTTGAATCAGAAACCTTGGACGATCGCAATTGGGTCATGGACTTTGGTGGACTCAAGGCATTCAAAGAGTGGAGCGAATACATGTTCGACCACACACTGGTTATTGCTGAAGATGATCCTCATCGTGAGATGTTTGAAAAAATGGCTGCGTTGGGTTTACAAGATCAGGGCGGCGTATGTGATGTTCGTATTGTACCAGCTGTGGGCTGTGAAAAGTTTTCAGAACTGGCTTACAAAGAAATGCACAAGATTCTCAAAACATTCCAACGTGGCGAAGCATACACATTGCCAAATGGCAAATCGTTTGAATGCCGTTATCCTGTTGGTCAAGGTGTTCGGTTGCGTAGTGTGGAAGTGTTTGAACACAATGCAAATTCCGCAGTTTACGAAGGATAACTCATGGCAGAAAAAAATCAATATAGTATAGCAGTATTATTGCCCACACGTGGTCGTGCCGATGCACTGAGTCGTAGTGTGATTGGTTTGGTAAATCGAGCAGTGATGCTGGATCGTATTCAATTGCTGTTTGCATTTGACAACGATGATGACGTGGGTCGAGCACATTTTGCCGAGCACTTACAACCTTGGTTAGACAACAAGGGTGTTGATTATACTGCCATGGAATTTGAGCCATTGGGCTACGGTCGTCTCAATGAATACATCAATGCTCTGGCTCAACAGTCGTCAGCAGATTGGTTGTTTTTCTGGAATGATGACGCACTCATGGATACATCGGGCTGGGACAAGATCATTGCTGGATACACAGATCAGTTCAAACTATTGGCTGTTCATACCCACAGAGATCATCCTTACAGTATTTTTCCCATTGTTCCGCGAGCCTGGATGGATCAGTTGGGTTATCTCAGCCCACACCCGTTGACTGATGCTTGGTTGAGTCAAATTGCATATCAATTGGACGTATGGGAAAGAATAGAAGTACATGTCACACACGATCGTCATGACTTGACTGGCAACAACCGCGACGAAACCTTTGAAGCTAGAAACATGGAAGAGCTTGAAGGAAATCCAAACAATCCCAAAGACTTTCACAACCTCAGTTGGATTCGTTTGCGTTTGAACGAAACTGAAAAATTAAGTGAGTACATGAAATCTCAAGGACTAGACACCACTTGGTGGGAAAATGTCAAACTTGGAAAACAAGATCCATGGGAAAAACTTGCTGCCAATGATGTCAACGGTCAGATGAAACAATTTAGAATAAAATTTAAAAATTCCGATCAATGAAAAATTTACAAAGATATTTGCAAGATGTGGCCAATGCACGTAGACGTGAATTGATACCTTTTGTGTTTGATTCAACAGGTGCGTTGGTTCAAACTGGACCGTTTGCAGGTATGGGCATTGTGCCTTATTTCATGTGGGGCGACGGAGACGTTGTTGGAAAACTGTTGGGTGTGTATGAAGACGAGTTGCATGAGTTTATTGAACAAGCAATTGCAAACAAACCAGACACTGTGATCAATGTGGGCTGTGCCGAAGGCTACTATAGTGTGGGCTTTGCTCATCGACTGCCTGATACTCCAGTTCTAGCTGTGGATGTTGAACCGGCTTCGGCTGTGATAGTAAAGGACAATGCAACAATCAATGGACTGTCCAATGTCACTGCATTGACTCGACTAGTAGACACCGCCTGGCTTGAATCAACTTGTTCATCGTTGACTAATCCTTTGTTGATATTTGATTGCGAAGGTGCTGAACTTGCTTTGCTAGATCCAGAACAAGTTCCTGCTCTCAAACATTGCAGTATTCTTGTTGAATGTCATGACTGTATTATTCCCAATATCACTCAAGACTTGATTCAAAGATTTTCCGGCACTCACAAGATTCAATCTGCAGATCAAACTACTAAAGATCCATATCAATTTGAGTTTTTGAAAGGACTCAGTGATTGTGATAAGTGGGCGCTGGTACACGAAGGACGTCCTAGTACAATGACTTGGTTATACATGGTGCCAGCATGAGAAATATCTTAGTTAAAAGTCTGTTCAACATACAAGATACTGATTGGCACATCAAGAATCGCGACAAGGAAATTAACTTGTACGAAAAGTATGTTGAAATGCATCAACTCAGCCTAGGCACATACACTCGGCATCTCAAGGGCAAGTGGGAATTCAAATTTATATCCGGCACTGTGTCCAATGTCAATGAAGCTTTTCAAAAGACTTTTCATGGTATCTACGATTTATGGAAACAGGGCGATACTACAATTTTATACACTGACCCAGATACCTTGGCCATTAGAGACATTAACCCTTGGGAAATATCCGACAAGTTTATGATGTTTAACTACACTGATCCTCGGTCATTTGACAAACCCAATCAATACAATCGCAAGTTTGATCATTTTTTTAATGCCGGAGTAAGATTGTTTCCTGCACAAATGAGTCAAAAAATTTGGGACAATGCACTGGACATGGCCAGTAATTGGGATACCAGTACCTACGACACTGAACAGATTATTTTGAACTCAATGCTGTGGGACCAAGGCCTAACGTTAGATCAAGTACTTAGACCTGAGTGGGCCTATCAAGCTCAATGGTTGCCTGATCAAGCATCGCAGTGTCAGCAAGACATCTGGAATGGGTTAGATATTAGACACGCCAATATCATCCACACTCACAGCAGTAGAAACATTGATGTAAAACTACAGTTAATGCGACACTGGATACCTCAATGAAAGAAATTTTCACTGAAATAATACAAACAAGACGCTGGCAGGAAGTTCCTTGCGGCAGTGGTAGTACATTGAGATACACTCAATTGTTGCGAGAAACTTTGCCAGATTTTTTGATCCGACACAATATCAACAGCATGTTAGATGCTCCTTGTGGAGACTTCAGTTGGATGAGTTTGGTTGAGTTTCCAGAAAACTTTGTATATCAAGGCGGAGACATTGTTGAGTTTATGATCAAAGACAATCAATATAGGTATCCCAAAGTTGATTTTAAAGTGTTTGATCTTACACAGGATCGTTTTCCTGATGTAGATATGTTGTTTTGCCGAGATTGCTTGTTTCATTTATGCGAAGATGATATCAAAAAAGTATTTGACAATCTCATGTCTAGTAGTGTAAAATACATCATGACTACCAGTTATCTTCCATCACACTGTGCAAATCACAATATTCAAACTGGAGATTTTAGACCAATAGATCTTGAGCAGGCGCCGTTTAATTTGCCCAGTCCTGTTGATGCTTTGGATGATGGAGTACCGGGCGAAGTTATTCGCAGATTATGTTTATGGAATGTGCAGGATTTACAACAGGCTTTTAAATGAAAAAAATATTTTTAACGTGGCAAGATGTTGAACAACATGTTCAAGAAATACTAAGGCAACTGCATCAAGATCAGTGGATGCCTGACTATGTGGTAGGACTCACTCGAGGAGGTCTTGTACCGGCTAATTTGATCAGTCAGTATTTGGATATTCCTATGGAAACGCTAAAGGTCAGTCTAAGAGATGGCGACAATGCCGAAAGTAATCTATGGATGGCCGAAGATGCATTTGGTCATAGAGATTATGATCCCATGTGCGGAGATGACGGGCGCAAGAAGATTCTTATTGTAGATGACATCAACGATACAGGTGCCACATTAAACTGGATCAAAAAAGATTGGCCCGGCGGTTGTTTTCCAAAAGACAAACGTTGGAAAGAGGTTTGGGGCAACAATGTTCGAGTGGCTGTGCTGTATGACAACGAATCGAGCAAGAGTCAGTTGAATATTGATTATAGTTCTGCTACAATAAACAAAGCAGAAGAAGATTGTTGGATTGTATTTCCTTGGGAAGATTGGTGGAAGAATAAATGGCAAAAATAAAAGTCAGCGAAGTATTTTATAGTTTACAAGGTGAAGGACGTTTTGTTGGCGTTCCTTCGGTGTTTTTGAGAACGTTTGGTTGCAACTTTACCTGTGCAGGGTTTGGTTGTAAGCCTGGTGAAAAGTCAACAGGCGCCGATGATGTGGCTGAAGTTGTACACTTGTACAATACATTTGAAGAACTGCCTTTGGTAGAAACAGGTTGCGACAGCTATGCATCATGGCATCCAGCATTCAAACATTTGAGTCCAACACAGACCACAGAAGAACTTGTGGAACGTATGTTGAAGTTGACTCCCAACAATCATTGGGTGCAGAACAACGGCAATGATGTTCACTTGGTAATCACAGGTGGTGAACCATTGTTGGGTTGGCAACGTGCCTACACTGAACTCTTGCAACATGAGAGCATGCAAGACCTACGCAATCTTACGTTTGAAACCAATGGTACTCAAGAACTACACAAAGATTTTAGACACACACTGTTGGACTGGACTTTGAATCCCAAATACGGACGTCGTGGACCAGGTGCATTGACTTTTAGTGTCAGTGCCAAACTAGGTGCATCAGGTGAGAAGTGGGAAGAAGCCATTAGACCAGACATTGTCATGAGTTATCAAAACATTGGTCATACCTATCTCAAGTTTGTGGTTGAAACTGATGAGCATATTGCAGAAGCCATTCGTGCATCAGATGAATATCGTCGTGCAGGCTTCACGGGTTCAATCTATCTCATGCCACAGGGCGGTGTAGTTGAGCCATATGATAAAAACAAAGTTCGCATCGCCAACATCTGTGCCGAGCAAGGTTGGTATTACAGTCCACGCTTACACGTAGACCTATGGGGCAATGGGTGGGGTAAATGAAACCCGCTGACTGGTACTTTGTATTTTTGTGTACAGTTTTAGTAGTTGTGGTTGCTATGCTACCAGTTGTGTTGCCTAGCGAAACTTTGAATCAAGCACTTCGTGAATGGAGTTTTCAAGTTGCAAAATAATTTATCCAACAGAATCATAACATGGATTCGAGATTATGCAGTACAAAACAATATCAAAAGCCTGGTGGTAGGCGTGTCTGGTGGCATAGATTCAGCTGTGGTATCCACGCTGTGTGCTATGACTGGTATTCATACCATTGCTGTGGCCTTGCCTATTCGACAGCGTGAAGACCTGCACAATCTCAGTCTTGATCATTGCTTTTGGCTGGGCAATCGATTTGCTAATGTACGCACAGAGATTGTAAATCTCACAGACACATTTGATCGTTTTGAAGAAGTCATGGGCAATTACTCTAGCGAGTTGGCCTTTGCTAACAGCCGCTCAAGATTGCGTATGATGGCTTTGTATCAGATAGCACAGAGTTGTTCAGGTATTGTAGTAGGCACAGGCAACAAGATTGAAGACTTTGGTGTGGGTTTCTTTACCAAGTATGGAGACGGTGGTGTAGATATCAGTCCCATTGCCGACTTGACAAAAAGTGAAGTATGGGATCTAGGCCGCGAACTTGGTGTAGATCAGCGTATCATTGATGCAGCACCCACAGATGGACTTTGGGCAGATGGTCGTGTGGACCAGGATCAATTGGGCGGACTAAGCTATCCAGAACTGGAACGTGCTATGTACCTGGACGAACAAGATGCCGTGCCAGACACAGATGCTGAAGCCATGGCTCTGTATCAGTATCGCAAAATCCGTGCTCGAAACCTACACAAGATGATGCCTATTCCTGTGTTTAAAAAGTGAAATATCTTATGAGTCAACCTGATCACGATTCATGGACCGACCGTGCTAGATTTGAATACAAGTATTGTTTATGGCCTCGTCGTTGCCACAATACCAAGAAACCCATTTGGTTTACTTTGGCTGTTCGAGGACGTGCTATATGGACAGGACCAGGTGAATCTGTGGTAGAAGATCGTTGGTTTCACAGAGATGAAGGATTGGTAATCATGATCAAACGTGTGTCAGAGAACTGGTAGAAATGTTTGGGATTCGAAATCACAATTTCAACTACGACATTCGTATGCATGATCAGTCTTGGCCATGCTTTGAGGAATTCTTAAATTTATCAAGCCTTGATCATTTGCCAGAACACGTACAACATCATCTAAGTCAAAGAATCAAACTTGATCCAATATATCATCGCAGTCTACACAGTTTATTAAAACACAATTTTCCTGGATCAGAACAAATAACACAGACATACAGTCAGAGCTGGCAGGACTTTTTTGTGTTGACCATGCTCAATGGTAAAACTCAAGGAACCTATCTAGAATTAGGATGCAGTGAACCTGAGTACATGAACAATACTTTGTTGTTAGAACAGTTTGGATGGACAGGTGTCAGTGTAGATTTTAGATCAGAATTGGCCGATCAGTGGAGCCAGCGTCGTCCTGCATCAAAGTTTGTGTTAGCAGATTTGCTCAATACCGATCTTGCAGAAAGTTTTCAGCAGTGGCAACTGCCTCAACAAGTTGACTATCTACAGTTGGATTTGTGTGACTGGGCCACAGTGGAAGCCATGGAAAAAATACCACATGACCAGTATCGATTCAGCATAATTACTTTTGAAACTGATATTTTTCAAGCAGATCCTGATATACAATCACACTCTAGAAAGTTTTTACAAAACTTGGGTTATCAACTGTTGATTGACAATGTGGCTGTTAAAAACTATGCCACTGATACTTGGGAACCGTTTGAAGATTGGTGGGTCGATCCTGTTTCAGTTGACCAGGATTTAATCAACAAATTCATGTGTGTGGATGGTCGTGTCAAATTGCCACATCACATTTTTACAAAGGAACAAGCATGGGAATACTAGATATATTTCGTAAGAAAAAAGCAGAGCCAAAATCTGAGGCTCCAAAATCTACCAAGAAAAAGTCAGAAAAAGAGTTGGCCACTGAACGTGGTGAACCTTGGGTAGGAATACTGAGCATGGACATTGATCCAGAGAATCCACATCAAGGTGCGTTTGAGCTAGATTGGAATGACAAGTTTGTGGCCAATTTAGTTCGTGCTGGATATCAAGGCAAGCCCGGAGAAGAGGATGCAGAAATTGTAGATCGCTGGTTTCAGAACATCTGTAGACATGTGGTCATGGAAACTTGGGAACAAGAACAAGCCAACGATCCTGTGCCAGGAAGATTTACCAAAAGCCGAAATCTTGGCGGCGGTCGAAGAGAAGTCAGCTAATGATATTGTATGTCAACGGTGACAGTCATACCGCAGCCGCAGAAGCAGTAAACAATCATGCATTTGCTGAAGATGACAGTCAATACTTTTACATGGGTCGTGCACCACATCCAGACAACATTGCTGTAAGCTGGGGCAAACTACTGAGCACTGCTCTAAGAGCTGGATTTCATTGTGGTGCAGAAAGTGCCAGTTCCAACACTAGAATCATAAGAACCACTAGAGAGTGGTTGGACAGTCAGGGCTACGATCAAGATCTCATGGTCATCATACAGTGGTCAACTTGGGAACGAGAAGAATGGTTGATCGACGGTACTTACTATCAGGTCAATGGATCAGGTATTGATCAAGTTCCTGAAAGTCATCAACAGCAGTACAAAGAGTTTGTGGCCAACATAGATTGGAAAACCAAAACTCAACAGGCACACGAAGATATTTGGAATTTTCATCAAGAGTTAGAATCCAAAAATATCCGTCATATATTTTTCAACGGCAACAACGATTTTGGTCCGTTAAAAGAACGTCGTGATTGGGGCACCAGTTATATTGGTCCATATGATCCCAAACAAACATTCAATAACCTAATTCAGGCACAAGGTATTCAAACAGTGGCACCCAATTCATGGCATTTTGGAAGAGATGGCCATAGCTATTTTCACCGTTTTATGCTACAATATATTATCAACAACAAATTAATATAAGGCTTTTTATGCGTTATGTGTTAATTGACACAGCAAACATGTTCTTCCGTGCCCGTCATGGGGCATTCCGTGCTTCAGACACTTGGGAAAAAATTGGATTTGCTTTGCACGTCACATTGATGAGTGCCAACAAAGTAGCACAGAGATTCAAAGCAGATCATGTAGTTTTTGCTCTAGAAGGACGTAGCTGGCGCAAAGATTACTACGAGCCTTACAAAAAGAATCGTGCTGTGGCCCGTGCTGCACTCACAGAAGCAGAACAAGATGAAGACAAAATGTTCTGGGAAACTTATGACGCATTGACTAAATACTTGGCTGAGAGAACCAATTGCTCAGTAATTCAATGTCCAACAGCAGAAGGCGACGATATTATTGCTCGTTGGATTGCTTTACACCCACAAGACGAACATATTATAATCAGTAGCGATACTGACTTTGTGCAATTAATAGCACCCAATGTCACACAATACAACGGCATCAGCGATGAGCATATCACGTTGGAGGGTTATTTTGATGCTAAAGGCAAGCCAGTAATCGACAAGAAAAAACAAGAACCCAAGACGATTCCAGATCCTGCTTGGTTATTGTTTGAAAAATGCATGCGTGGCGACAGCAGTGACAACGTGTTTAGTGCTTTTCCTGGTGTTAGAACCAAGGGCACCAAAAACAAAGTAGGACTTCAAGAAGCTTTTGAAGATCGTGAGCGCCAGGGTTTTAACTGGAACAACATGATGTTGCAACGCTGGACTGATCACAATGGCACAGAACATCGTGTGTTGGATGATTACAATCGCAACGTGTCTTTGATTGATTTAACAGCACAACCACAAGCCGTCAAAGACGTAGTAGATGCTTGTATTCGTGAACAGATATCGCACAAAGATGTAGGTCAAGTAGGTGTAAGGTTTATGCAATTTTGCGGCAAGTATGATTTGATCAAGTGCAGCGAAAGTGCAGACTCATTCGGTAAGTGGTTGAATGAGACATACAAAGGAGTATTAAATGATCATAGCTAAACCAGTGATAGACAAAAAGTTTTGGATATTACAGAAAGACAACGAGAAAGTCGGCAACATTGAAGCCACAGCTGGTGGGTTTCAAGTGGTCATCAACAATCAAGTTGAACAATACAGAACTATTCGCATGGCGGCTCAACGTGCCAACATACATTTTGAAACCACAACCAAGGTCACCAAACCTGACACACATCTAGTTCATGGCTATCCAGCTGGTGGTCGAGTTTGTAATCCAGTATGGGACGTGCCACATCAACTGCCGTTATATACCAAGACCACGAAATCCAAATCTGGGTTCGCGGCTGGATGGTATGCAATCAAACGTGGACGCAAATGGAAGACTGTACAAGATCCTAAATTAATTGCCTTGGAACGTTATAAGTTTCATGGTCCTTTTCACACACGAGAACAAGCAAGCGAGTATGCCAATGGCTAATTTAACACCAACCGGAAATCCATTTTTAGATCAATACAACTTTATGCGAGCCTGCGATCAAACCACAGGCACACTCAACAAAGATCAATATCAACTGTATTGCAATTTGATTCGAGAAGAGTTTGACGAACTGTGCGATTCAGACAACATTGTAGATGATCTTGACGCACTAATTGACATCCTTGTGGTCACAATTGGTGCTATTCACAGTCTTGGTGCCAACGGTGAAGCCGCATGGAACGAAGTCATGCGTACCAACTTTGCCAAGATTGATCCAGAAACAGGCAAGGTCAGGAAGCGTGAAGATGGAAAAGTTTTAAAACCCGAAGGTTGGACTCCACCTAACTTAGAACCGTTTACTCAGATGCCACACAACCTATGAGCGTACACTTACAACGATTCATTGACAGAGTGCAGGGCAACGAAAGTCGTGGTATCAAAGACTTTACAATGAGTATGTCTGATGCTCGAGCCATGCATGCAGATCTAACTAGATTGTTGCTAGAACTACAAAATTTGCGTGAACAGGCTTCTACACAACCCAAGGAAGAAGTCATCACTGTAAACATGGACGGGGGATCATTTTAAAGTACCTATATTTTGGCATAAATAAAATATAGGAGTATTAAGATGAGTAGACCAAAACCCAACGTGCTGGTTGAACAAACCAACAAAAGCACTTACAAAACTGAACAGGTATTGGCCAGTGAAGGAATCTGGGCGGTTTTCTTTGACTCAAATCCCATCAATTTAAAAACCTCCAATCTTCTTGTACAGTATCCCGGGCCCAAATACAAAAAAGTCAGTTTCTCAAATCCTGGGCATGCTATCAATCTAGCTAAAAAACTCAACGCACAATTCAAAACTGACAAATTCTCAGTGGTGTTGTTGAAAGCCGGCGATAGAATATATCCTTAATGTGCGTGATAAACTCAAACTAGTTGAAACCTTGATAGCAGAGTTGCCCGAGGGGCATGAGGAATCTGTGGATCGTGCCATGAAACTTTGGTGGTACAACATTCGTGCCAGTGGTGGACTGCGTCTAACCGACATAGGATATTTTGTTCTCAAAAACATGTTGGACATTGAAAGTTATGACATGGATGTTGATGTTGAAACTTTTGATCGAACCATGCTGTTGCAGTTGGATCGAAAACTACAGATGCCTTACTATATTGTGGTCAAGAAAAAACTACCAATCAAGATTGTGATGTTCGGTTCTAGAGAAGCCATGTTGGCCAGACTGTATGGAAATTTACCTAAATTTCTTGAAAATTACAGTTGACAAACAATGAAGTTTATCGTACAATAATAACTTAGGGCCTATAGCTCAGTTGGTCAGAGCAGTGGACTCATAATCCATTGGTCCCAGGTTCAAGTCCTGGTGGGCCCACCATAATAAAACACATTGGACGAACCCGTGTGTGGTAGCAAACGACAGTGATCTTCACAACTGGCCGGTGTGTTTTATTATGGTGATACTATGAAACTATACGAAGCAACAATTAGAGTCAACGGCAAGGAGTTCAAGGATCGAGTGGGTGCCAATTCAGCAGATGAGGCACGCATGCTATTACAGCAACGTCACGGTCCTCGAGCAGTACCATACTTGCCACACGTGATACCAAGTTAAAAACAGGAGAGCTGGCCGAGCGGTTGAAGGCACCGGTCTACTAAACCGGCATAGTGGCAACACTATCTAGGGTTCGAATCCCTAGCTCTCCGCCAAGAACATTATGAGTCAATACAGTATGCAAACCGACATGATGGACACCGAATGGTTTCGCAACAAAGTGAAATCATCCAAGTCTTATGCACAGAATTTGTACGCAGCCATGTGCAACAACGAGTTTCAAAAACAAGACACCTGGGAAGTTTTAACAGACAATCGTTGGAGTTGTAGCTGGAGAGCCTCAGGTGGAGTGGTTGCAACTTTGCGCGATTGTGGTGAAGACTACATGGACTACTACTGTTCTGGCATGGGCGGATTTGCTGTGGAAGGTCAAGATCCTTCTAGTTATTACGAAGAAAATCACTATGTCAGAGAAAGCGAAGTCACTGACGAAATTCGTGAGGATCTATTGAAACTGGGATGGGTAGTAGTATGAGTATTCCAGCCAATTATCCCTATGGTGTTTACTACGCAGGGGATCAAGTATTTGTCAACAAGTCCGAGGCGCTGATACATGCTTCTCGTTATAACTTGGATGTACAGTGGAAATTTCACAACACAGTATTTGGTGCAATGGATTGGACACGTCGTCCACCCGGATCTATCGAAACCTTGTATCGAGAGCGAGCTCAACAGATTCGAGACAGCTATGATTATGTAATTGTGCATTTCAGCGGTGGGTCTGATTCTTGGACTGTGTTAGATAGCTTTCTATCCAATGGTATCAAGGTAGACGAAATATACACCCGCTGGAGTTTCAAAGAAGGTGATTATAAAACTCCCAATGCTCAGGACCGCAGAGAATACAATATCTTCAGTGAATATCACTATGCTGTAAAACCAGTGCTGGATGAAATTGCAAAAACTCATCCAGACATCAACATCTGTATCGATGATGAAACTGAAGAATATCATAGAGAACTAAACGAACAAACCTTTGTTGACAACAGCGGACACTATTTGTGTGCTGGCACACATCATAGATTTTCAAGAAAGAGTCCCGGCGAGCGTCAGGCTGTGCGACAAGGTCAACGAGTGGCAGTGGTCTATGGCTTTGATAAAATACAATGCTTGGCACAAAATGGAAAATTTTATGCTTACTTTGCTGACCGCTGTGGAGGCACTGCCTCGGATCCAGAACGATCAGTGGAGTTCTTTTACTGGAGCACCCGATTACCAGAACTTCCAGTCATGGCTGCGCACTTGCTGAGAGACTTTTATCTCACACAACCAAAAAATGTTGTGCGTGATGAAGACTATCTTAGAGAATCGTATGTGGCAACCTGCTATCCTAGATACAATCTAAAAACATTTCAGGTTCATAAACCAGCTGGTTCAGAAATCTGGGCCAGCAAACTTTGGTTGCACGAATACAGTCCTGAATACATGAAGTCTTGGCAATGGCACGTGAATCAATATACCAACAGCATTGATGCAAGATTTTGTAAAATTTTTGGAGAGAAATTGAGAGTTGGTTATCAGTGGTTCAGAAGTCCTTTGTATTACATAGGAACATTTGATACTGATGTGAACTTTGATTTTACTCACTGACCTTTAACTCACACTAACTACTTGAGCATGATTATACTAGAACAAAACGACGAACTGGGCTACTACCAGCTGGGAGATCGAAAGATCCACAGCAAGGTCATGGCCTTGATTGAAGGTACCAAACTCAATCAGTTCCCAGAATGGAACTTCAACAAATCAACCTTTGACAAAATTGATTGGACTGTGGAACCACAGGTTGATCTTAGAGAACTCTATAGATTGCGTGCTCTACAGTTGAGAGAAAAATACGATTACATTAGACTAGAGTGCAGTGGTGGAGGAGACAGTGCCACAGTTGCTTACAGTTTTATTCTCAACGGCATTCATCTTGACGAAGTGGTATTTAGATATCCCAAGACTGGCGAAAAGAATGTGTCAGACGATCCTTTCAACACCAAACCAGAAAACACTCTAAGTGAATTCAAGTACGCTGCTCAACCACTGTTGCAGTGGATTTCGGATCACAGCCCTAGAACCAAAATTGTAATTCACGATTACAGTGAAGACATGTTGAACAGTCATCATGATGAATCATGGGTGTTCAAAACTCGTGATTATTTTCAGCCTGGGCATCCTTTCAAACACACAGTGGATTCGTTAGACGATCACAAGCGTACCTTAGATCAAGGTCGTAGTGTTTGTATGTTATGGGGTGTAGACAAACCCAAAATTTGTATCAAAGACAAAAAGTGGTACTTGTATTTCATGGACATTCAGGCCAATGCGGCCAACCCAGACATTGCTGGATATAACAACATAACCAATGAATACTTTTTCTGGAGTCCACAACTGCCAGAGCTCTTGGCCAAACAAGCACACATGATCAAGAACTGGTTTGATCTTGAATCAAACAAATATCTTCAGCATCTGGTACGTTGGCCCAACTACAGTTTCAATCAACGTACCACGTTTGAACACATTATCAAGCCTTTGATTTATCCTGACTTTGATCCCACAACCTTTCAGACTTCAAAGCCTTCCAACAGTTTCTACAACGAAATGGACTACTGGTTCTATACCAACTTTCAAAACACTCATGCCTATCGCGCTTGGCAAAGTGGCCTGAAGTTTTTGGTAGACAACATTGATCCCAAGTACTTCAACTATGAAATGGGTCGTCCGGTGGGCTTGGTAGGATTCATCAGTCCGTTCTATTATCTAGGCGAAGCTGCCTTTGAAGACCCAGGTAAAAATGTACATTTTAAATTTTGATATAAATAATTTTAGCAACGCCGGATTCACCGACGTCGGATTTCACAGTGACGCTTGGAGTACAACTCCTTTACCAGTATGTTATATTGGAACGCCACGCCGTGTGTAGAATTCTTCTACTAGCTTCTAATTTTAAACTTAACTAAGGAAACTATTATGAAAAAACTCTTGGCCATTTTTATGGCAACTTTTTGTATTTCTGCCACAGCAAAAGAAAACATCACTCTAGTGTACTCGTGGACTGCCGCAGACAACGCGGCCAACTACTATCGTGCTCTAGTAGATGAAGCCAACAAGATACAAAACAAATATACATTCTTGTTTGAAACTAAACCGGGTGCTGGTGGCACAGTGGCTGCCAAATCTGTGTTGAGCAGTCCCAACAACAGTCTCTGGATCAACAGCAGTGCAGGTTATATTCGTCCTAACTTGTTTCCAGTTGAAAGCCACCGCATGGAAGATTTTCGCAGTATTCTGCCCATGTGTGTGAGTCCATTTGTGATATCTAGTGCAAAATACAAAACCTGGGCCGAAGTGCCTCGTGACGCCAAACTTAGTATTGGAATGAGCGGTATGGGCACAACCACACACTTGGTGTCTATTCAGATTGCCAAAAATTATCCTAACTTGACCATTGTTCCTTTCAAGAGCACCAGCGAAGCACTGTTGGGCGTGTTGTCTGGAAGTGTGGATTTCAGTGTGGGATTTCACGGCGACAGTGAACAGTATACCGGTGCTGATTCTATCAAGCGCATTTATTGGCTAGGACAAACTGGACGCAACAGCATCAAAGGCACAGAACTCTTGGCCAACCAAGGATTCAGTCAAGATTTGTTGGACATGAGTACTCCACAGCAGATCTTTGCACCACGCACTTTAAACGAAGCTCGCTTCAAAGAATTGCGTAAAATCCTGGTAGAAGCTAGCCGTGCTAAATCTGTGCGTGATGGCAATGCTGCGGATAACTGTGTACCCAACAATCAAATGGCTGACAAAGACATTGATCCATGGTATAATGCACAAGTAGCCCAGTGGAAACGTTTGACACAAGGTGTTAAATTAGATAAATAATTTTTGCAGCGCCGGATGGTCCGACGCCGGAATCAAAGACGCTTGCGGTAGCAATACCGCTTTACTTGTGTGATACACAAGAACGCCTTCCGTAGCCAGAAATGGCCAGCAAAATTTTCAAAAGTATATACTTGGAGTAAAGATGAAAAAAACTAAAATTCGTTGGGTGATTGCGCATGAACCCTTGAGTTTGTTTTATCGTGCAGCCAAAGATTTTGAATTCTATTTGAATCAGCAACAAAAAGCTGAAGAAGTAGAAATTGAAATCATGACACTGAGCGAATACAGCGAACGTTATAACAATGGCGTAGTAGTGACCAAACATGACCTACTAGATCTCATGGAACAAGGACGCTTGGAAATGAGTCAGATGTACACAACATGGTTGGCCGAGTACTATGATTCAGAATTCTTGGCATTTGAAATGCCTTATATTTTCCGCGATCACGATCATGCTTATCGTGTGTTGGAAGGTGAAATTGGCGAGCGTTTGTTGGCCAAGCTCACTGAAAAATCCAATGTACGTGGCCTAGCTTACACATATTCAGGCGGCTTCCGTTGCTTGGGTGTAAACAAGCCTGTGAGCACATTGGCTGATTTATCAGGTGAGAAGCTACGTTCAAATCGCAACCCAGTGGGCCGTGCTGTAATTCGTGCCATGAGCGGTGTTGAGCCGTTTGTTTGCGAAACTGAAGAAGCACGTGAACACGTGGCCAACGGTGATTGCAACGGCAACGACACAGTGTACAGTCGTATCTATCCATTGCGTCAGAATGAAGTGATTCAAAGTGTTGTTGACAGCAAGCACAGCTTGTTCTTGACCACTATGATTATTGCTGACAGCTTCTGGCACACACTCAGCGACGAAGTCAAGGCCTGCATCAAAGATGCTGCGCTACGTGCTGGTCGCAAAGAGCGTGATACTACCATCCAGGACGGCATTGAGTCACGTGATCGTTTGATTGAAGATGGTGTACGTGTGTACGAACCCACAGCGGAAGAGATTGAAACACTCAAGGCCAAGATGCAAGTGGTCTATGATGAATTTGAATCTACATTCCCAGACAACATGATTGAACGTATTCGTCAATCTTGATAGTTGTAAAAAATAACAAGCACCCTTTGAGGTGCTTGTTTTTTTATAAAGGTAGTAAAAATGTCTGCGCCTACAAAAACTGCAACACCCAGCAAAGATAAAAAACCTCAGAAGATCAAAGACTTCACTGCTGAGCAAAAACAACAGATTATTGCAAAAGGTAATCCCAAGATTGACAACAATGTCATCAAAGGGTATAATTAACATAGTTTCCAATTTCTACAAAAAATTGGTGGTGGGTCGGTAAATACTCAAAAGGAGAACGACATGGATCAAGATGCAACATTGTTGGCAGCCATGATTGTGATAGGTATGCTATTTGCGTTCTCCTAAACAATTGTTGTAATTTTTCTCACAATTAATATTGTGTTAATCTTTGCCGTGTAAAATACGGATACATACTATGTAGGAGATTAACATGTGTAATTGTTTGATTTTTGCATTGTGGATGCGATTTCGGTGGGGCGGTAGCGTTCAATGGCATCGTAGTCGTACGTGGTTGGGATTTCACAATACGTGGACCAGCCCCAATGGTAAAGTATTAGAATACACTTTGGCTAGACCAAAGCGACAACCATGGTGGTATATACCCATATGCTATCGTGGTGTGGTAAAAGAATTGTTGTAATTCCTTCTAAACGAAGGCATGTTGGACGTGGGTTCGATTCCCACCTCCTCCACCAAAAGCACACTACAGGTGCGAGAACAACACCGAAAGGTGTTTGTTGATCTGGCGACTTGGAACGACTCACTCTTGTTCGCGTTATAGTGTGTTTTTGATGGGGGAGACCTGGTTTCGACAGCGTGAGATAGGGCGGACGGCAACACGAGAGGCGATGGACGTAATCCAAGCAAATAAATGTAAATGCAAAAACATCTACAGGCGAAGTAACTGTTTCTGGCAAGGGCGTAAAGTTCTCTGCTCGTACAGCGAAAGCAACTTTAGCAGTTTAATCACTGCTTAGGGTTTGGCCAGTTGAACCTCGTAACAGAATCAGCTGGCAT